TCATCGCTATTCATTTTTACGAAAACGGTTCTTTGGACTTCTGGTGTTTCGTTACCCGGATTGTCTACAATGAACGTTTCTCCGGGACAAACGAAATCAAATTTCAACATAACAATCTCCCTTTTTGCCCATAAAGACCCGACGAAACCCTACAAATGATTCGTAGGAACCCACAAATCGTGATTGTATTTATTTGATTTTTCCCCTAATAATCGAAAGGCTGGAAATTCGTAAAATCCCACACTATTTTCCCGTCTCTATAGATTTGGACTACGAACGGGTCTTGGCAATGGTCGCATTCATAAACCCTTGAAAAAGCCATTTGGTGGGCTTCTGCTAGGTTTCTAGCGCCAGGCAAGGATATGTTGATTCCCTTTTCGTATTCGCCAATATCCGCTGACCAACCCTTTTTGTTTTTCATTTTTGGCCTTTCGCTGTTTAGAATGGGCTTTTGATGTTGAAAACGCGATAGAAATTACCCATCTTAACAGACACTTCGATCCCAGAATGATTTCTGTCCTCGTTCTTTTTGTATTGGTAGAAAGTGAACCCCGCCAACTTCTTCCTATTTCTGGAAATTACGAAATTGAGACACCCTGTATCTGTTCTGTAAAACCAGAATGGACCAAAACGGAAAGATCGCAGATTTTTCATCGCCATTTGGCTTTTCCTATTGGTTTTCGTCATCTTCCAAAAAATGACAAGGATAACCACAAACTCAACAACAAGCCCCGCCACAAATCCCGACATGAAATTGTTCATGATAGCTATTTCCCACAAGAAGGACACTTTTCGTTGACCAGCTTACACCCACAACCCTCCCAGAAACAAGAAGTGCATTCGACGTTTTGGACGCAATGGTGAGACGCGCAGTTGACTATGCCGCACGTTCGGCATTTACGATGTTGAAAATACAGATTTGCGCGGGACTTTCGTCGTTTTTTGCGTGATAAACGCATATTGCACTCCATAACACCACACACAGGAACACAAAGAGAGAAGGGATAGAATTCGTAAAAGAGAAAAGCAGGTTGCTAAACTCCCCTGTCTTTTAGCCAAAAATGGCAGATAGCAATACAAAGGATGATGAAGGCAATGATGATAGGCATTTAATCCCCCATTTGATTACTTCATATTACTAACAACACACAAGAAGGACACAGAGAGGAGATAGAAATCTTGAAAGAGAAAAGACCCTCTCTTAATCTTGACACAATTCGTGATTGATATGGGCATCAAAAACGAACATACTATCCACCGCGTCTTCGATTGGGGAATTGAGAACAGTTAGCCAAACCCTTGGATTTAGCTCAATAAAGCGGTTTAACTTCTCCTCGGACCACCCTGCTTGGTTCAACAGAAGCCTAATTGCCTTGTACTTTGGCACGACCATATGATTTACCCCTTTCCAGGTATCAAACTACCCATTAGACTGCGATCAAAGAAAGGAAAATAGAATTCGTGAAAAAGAAAAGCAAAGTTGTTAATTCTCTAGTGGTTTCTCTAAGTCCACGTAATTCCAACAGCCATCTTGGGATTCTGTGCCTGCGCAGACCCACTGGTAATTCCAACCATCTTCGTCTTCGAATTCTTGATAGCCCATTTTTAGACCGCATTTTGGGCATTTCATTATTAACTCCTTTTACTACTCCCCAACAAGTACAACCCATAAGGCAGATAGAGTAATCAAGAAATCGTGTTTCAGAAATGTTGTTTGATTACCTATTTAACCTCTCTCCGACCCTTATCCATTTTAACACCCCAATGATATCAAAGTGATATCACCCTTATATCATGGGTGAATTTGGATTACTGCTGTGACTGGCTTTACTGTGACGTGGCTGTCTTCGAATTGCACGGGTATATTAAGACTCAGATTGAAAGCATTTACTTGAGGCCATGAAAGAGCCTTTCTACTCTTTACATAGTGATAATCCCCAAAAATGAAACAATCTCCTTCATGAAGCTCATCAAACATAATCCTGGATTTCTGACTGCCATACTCAATTCTCATTTCTTTCTCCTTTTAGACAATGTTCCACGGGCGGAATTGAACCACCATTTCCCAGGTCGGAATGAACCCGACTTAGGGCGTATTATTGCAAGCCAATTTCTTGACTATACAATTTTTCCATCGTCCCCTGCTTTTAATTAGGCGCAGGATACTTTATACTACGTGAAACAATCACACCATAAAAAACCCCAAATAATCGCGGACTTGCATCCGTTTTGGGCCGCTAATTAGCGTAGGTGTGACAAATGAATTGAACTATTGAATTCCCCCAAATAATTGCTTGTTTATTCAGGGGTTATTTAACGATGGAGCTTCCTTCGGAATTGTCCGAACCATCGCGCGCTACAGTTATCGTTCCCGCTCTCCCTATCGGGCGCGGCATTTTCACTTAGGGGAATAACGCGAAAACCCTGAACGACCTAATAACGGTGACAAGCCGCTTTTGACCATTTTCGGATCTTCTTTTAATGCGATATTGACGGACCTATGGCGTGAAGAAGGAATATCACTTGCGCGATTATCGGCCTACGTTAGCGCTTCGTGCGCTTTTAGAACAGGAATTTAACGCGATAATTTTACCCTGCCGTTTGTATATCGTGCGCGACAACGGATAGTCGATCCGTTTTTCTAGTCCGCTTCGATATATCGTCAGGTTATTCTATCGCTTCTTTCCTATTCCGTTCCGTAGTCGAATACGTGGTCTAATCCACGATAGGGCGGATTGTCAACCGTAGGTTATTCCGTTGCGCTGGACCTATTGTGCGCTTTCCTTAGCGCTCAATTCGACCGTTAAAACGCGCAACGTTTTTCCCTACGATTCTCCCCTCCCCAGCGGTCGCCCGATAACGAATCGAAACCCCGCTACATACCGATAATAAACTTGTTACTTCGGCTTCCGCACGTTCGCCGGCGCGCTATATTATGCGCCTATTTATTCGGTAGTTACCCGATAGCGTCGACGTACAGCGCAGCGCACCCTGAGACCCGTTGGCAACAATCCCAGGGTGCGTTCGCGCCGAACATTGACGCGAATTAAGCCACAGGAATCGTCGAGACCTTGGCGAAAGTAGCGCGGACCTTCGCGGCGCTGGTATCCGTTCCGAGAATCTTCCGCGCGATAATATGGGAAGGATCAGAACCGAAACCGAGACGCGCCGCAGGAGTGTACGTCGACCCGCGCTCCGAGAATTCGACAATCAGGCCGATAGTTTCCTGCGCGAGCGCGTACGCATTGACCGGATCGACATTTTCGTCAAGACCCATAACGGCCTTAAGCATACGCTGCGCGTGCGTATCGAGGCCTCGCATTTTTGCCAGGACCGATACGGCGGAATTCAGCGCGGAAACCGGATCGCCCTTCGCGCGTCCGATAGACACGATAGCGTCAACAATCTTCCGGTCGCGCCCATAACAATTGGACGCATTCCGAAACCCTGCCTCGTCAATGGAGACCTTCTTCTTCTCGGACAGTACCTGATTCGCCATAAAATTCTCCTTCTCGGTCGTTTCAACACACGCGCCCACAATAGGCGCGACTCGGATCATACCAGTATAGCGCTCGCGGCGCGATACGTCAACCGTCAACAGGAATTTTCTTCGTAACAAGAATATCGGACGACTCCGCGATGCGCCCGATAATAACCGAAAATCCTGCCTTCTTGACCGCGGCGCGAATCTTAGCCGAATACTTATCGGCTTCCTGTTCCGAGCGCGCCATAACTCGGATACCAGTACCATCCGGCGCAATTCGGACCGAATTGACAAGCGCGATAACTTCAGGATCAGGTTTTCGGCCGCGCTTGGCGACCACGATATTCAGGTCCGATACCTTCACCGTTTCAATTCTCATTTTTTTCTCCTTCCAAGAATTCCCTGCTCGGTCGACAAACGCCCAACACAAGCGCCTTACAACCGATATTCCTCAATCCTTCTATCAGGCCCGATAACGCCGTATCAGGATCGGCCGCGCTATTCCACCTTATCGGCTTCACGGAATAGGCGAACCATTTTCGGCGCTTATACGTCAGGTAAAGTATCACTTCACCTCCTCCCGTACGTCATACGTGTATCCTGTCTCGGTCAATCGTTGTCTAAGCATAGCAAGCGCCTTCTCGGTTGTCAAGCCGATTCCAGTTTCTCCCCTAAATTCTTTATTCCATGTAATACCACGCCGATTATCGACCCTAACAATCGTGGCGTGATAATACAGGCCCACTTTTTCCGTCTGATAAAAGACGACCGGACGCATTCCGCGCGGAAATAGGACCGGAAATTTTTGACCCGTACGTTTACGTCCTAGAATCATACGCTTCTCCTTTATCGGCCCTTGCAGAGGACGACCGATAATATAGTCAGGGTTCCCACGATTATCGGAACATAAACGACATGCCCGATATTCGCCACTAGGTCCGAGAAAACTTGTTCCATGTTATCGCTCCTACCAGTTATCGGGACCGCCTCGGTCTTCGAGATATAGGAACACGCATTCCATGTTATCGGTATCTCCTATTCGGACCAAGATACCATCGGCTGCGCGTCCGAAAACTTCATTCCTGTGGACGATAATAATTCCATCGTCCCTGTACTTCCGATAAAGTTTTTCCCCTTCGCTCATTCCCATAACTCTTCTCCTTCTAGGACATTCCCGCGAGTCGACGAAGGTCCGGTAATTCGTGGGTTATCGCTCGTTGCGCAGACCGATAATATCCTGGGTCCGTGTATATCCGATAACGCTCGTTTCCGCTTTGACAGATATAGGACATTAAGTATAAGTCCGATATATCCGATACTTCTCGGACGCATTCCCATAACTTCTCGTTCAAGTGCAACTTCAAACGGTCGGGGAAGGAATGAGTGTTTTTCTCGGTCATGCTATCTGCTCCTTATCGGTCGTCCTGGTCGATGGTCCGAATAACTCCATCGTATCTGGTTTCGGTTATAGTGTCCTGTCCGGTTTCGGTACGATGCGAGTGAATGTCCGATAATTGAACGACACGTCCATCGTCCAATAAATACTTCGCACGAACATCGAACATTGGTCCGATAACTTCTTCGACGCGATGTCCGCTAATCTCGCCGAATAGTCCGATAGTGTCACCTGGAAAGATCGTCACGATAAGTCTCCTTTGTTATCGGTCGCCGTCTCTTCAACGTCCCAGTATGCTATCGTAGTTCCGTCTGATAACACGATGAAACGTCTGATAATTCGATAGGCGGATTCTCGGATGGTTGTCACGTTATCGCTCCTTAGAGAAGGTCCGCTTTAATTGCAAGCGCCCATAGTACGCCAACCGTTATCGAACCAAAACCGATGATAGCTAGGGTAAACATTGTTTCATTTCCTCCAATACAATGATAGCATACCATCGGGCGGAATGCAAGGGGGAAGAAGAAAATATTTTAGGTGTGATAAGATAGGTAAGTTATCGGAAGGTGTTGATAATTAAATGGTCTGATAACGCTTGCGTCGTCACGCAAGATAGTCTGATAAATAAGGTATGGTTATAAGAGCTTAGAAGGTCCGATAGGGTGGGGGGGTTTTATGTCCGATAACGGAAGGGCGATATAGGGTCCGAAAATCGCGGGGGGCTTAGACGCAACCGGCCCCCAAAAACCGGGACAAAAGAACAAATCGTTTTTAAGATTTCTAAACTTCCCAAAAAAACCGGGGGCCAATTAATTTCGAATTATGTAAAAATAGCAGGCTCAGCTAGGTATAATTAAGTAGAAAGGAGAATCAAATGTGGTATAGAGTAGACTTAGTAGACGGAACAACGAGAATGATTGAAACCGCTGTTGATTTGACAAAAATGGACAGAGGAGACTTTATAAGATCTACAAGAACAATCTTCTGTATGCAAGGGAAGCCAGAAGGAGAGGGGGCCAATCAGAGACGATCATTGCTTCCGGTAGATATAACGAAACTTAATCCCTTGTATGCTACTTGTAAAGAAAACTATATGTCTTTTGACCTAGTAAAAGAATTTGGCGAAGTAGACGAGAGCCATGAAGTTTGGAATAAGATAAGAGAGTCAGCCCTTGATGATTCAACTATATTTAGACCAAAACTGGTAACATAAAAGGAAAAACAAAATGGCAAAACTTAAAAACCCTAAAAGAGCAGATTTATATAAAAAGCCAAATATCCACTCTTGTAACGACTTAATGGACCAGTTATTAGAGGCCTCACAAGAATTAGATTTTTGTTGTCGTGCAAACCTTCCTGTTAAGGAAGGAGAAGAAATAATAGGGTATGGGGTAGAAGAAATAAAGAAATATAATGCCTGTGATAATGTCATAGCAATTGTTAATGAAATAAAAAATAAAAGAGGTTGGTAAAATGAGAATAATTGAACCAAAAACAAAAGATCTATTCTTCCATGAAATAAAAGAAGGAACAACCTTTAGAAGGGGCGAAGAGGTTTTTGTAAAAATAGAAGAAGAAAATAATTGTAACGTTTTTTCTTTGACTAATAACAAATTAGATTACTATAATGATCACGATATAATAGATGAAATAAATGTTGTAATTGTATATGGAAAAATCCCCAGCAAGAAAGTACAATTTGAAAAACTAAAGAATGGAGAAACATTTAAAGTAGATTTAGATTGTTATTTAATGAAGACCGGAGACAGAAATGCTTGTTGTTTAAATAATGGTGAAATGGCTTTTTTTGGTGGTTTAGAGTTGGTAGATAAAGTTGATTTAGTTGCTAGTGAAATTTAAAGGAGAAAGATATGGTTTCAAGTTTTAATTTAGGTGGTAGTTACAAAGTAGTAAAGTGCGATGCTTGTCCAAAACTAGTTGGCCGTGTTGGTGTTGCAAAGAGTTTTAAAGAAGAAGACAATACAAGAGTCCATCTTTCCTTCGGTAAGGGCAGACCTCCAGTTGGTCGTCCAGAGTATTTTACTAATGAAGAACTAGAGGTTGTTGTAAATGAAGGTCAATAAAAATGCCATATATAAAACAATCACAAAGAGATGACTGGAAGATTATTTTATATGATTTGATTAATCAATTAAATGATGTTAAGATGATTCACCCAGAAGATTTTGCCGGGAATTTAAATTATGTTTTTTCTAAAACATTGAAAGAAGTAGCAACAAAAAGGAATGTAGCCTTTAAGCCCGGATATAGATTTTATAACGAAATCATGGGCGTTCTTGATTGTGTAAAAATGGAATTTTATAGACGATATGTAGCTCCTTATGAGGACACAAAAATAAAAGAGAATGGGGATATATAATGGAAGTTTTTGAACAAATGCAAAGATTCAAATTTAGTTCAAGATATTCTCATGATAGTTTTGTAGTTAGATGTTGGCTTTCGTTAAAAAACGAAGAAGATCAAAGTTCTATAAACTCTTCAGAATTTTATAATGAGATAGAGGATATAATTGGAAACAAAGACGTATATAGTTCTGATTGTATAAAGATAGCAAAACGATTAGCCTTAAAGTTTGGTATGAATGCTTGCGAAGTTATAGAAGAATCAAATGGATATGGTGCCGTCTATTACAGGGAGTGGCCATAATGGATTATAGACACAAATTATCTGAAGTTAAAAAATTACATGAGTCTGCCAATCTTCTTGCAGAAAAATTAAACAAGATTATAAAGTCTCCAGAGTATAGTTCTGTTTTTGTCATGGCCCATAATCATGGTTTTCCGTATACTGGTGAAACATTCGGAAATGAATTAAAAGATTTAGAAAAAGCATTAAAGGAATTAGAATGAAAATCGTATCGCTAGAAGCAGAAAATGTTAAAAAGCTAAAAGCCGTCTCAATAAAGCCAGATGGCTCTACTATAATTATTGGTGGAGACAACGAAGCCGGAAAGAGTTCTATCCTTGACTCTATCGAATATGCTTTAGCTGGGACTAAGGGAATTCCAAGTAAGCCAATCCGTGACGGCCAAGAAAAGGCAAAGATTGTTTTGGATCTTGGTGACATTGTAGTGACACGAACTTTTACCAAAAGCGGAACAAATCTTGTTGTAAAAAGTAAAGAAGGAGCGTCATACTCTTCTCCTCAAGCAATGCTTGACAAGTTAGTTGGTGACTTATCTTTTGATCCCCTCGAATTTTGTAGAATGGATTCGAAGAAAAAATTAGAAACCTTGAAAAAAGTAGTCGGCCTGGATTTTACAAATCTTGATAAAGAATACAAGAAAGTTTTTGACGAGAGAACAGATATAAATCGACGCGGCAAGGAATTGAAGGCACAATTTGAGAGTCTTCCAGAACACGATAGTGTTCCAGAACAAGAAATCTCTATGACAGATTTGTCGAAACAATTAACTGATGCTATTGAAAATAATAGAAATATAGAAACATTAAATGATTCTGTAAACAAGAAAAATAATAGGCTAGAATGGATAGACAAGGAAATTAAAAAATTACAAGATGAAAAGAAAAATTTAAAAACTCAAATAGATAAAGATAAAGAGTCTTTAAAAGCTTTAGAATTTATTCATATAAATAATATTGAATCACAAATTAGTTCTTGTGAATCTAACAATAAAAAGGTTAGAGAAAACCAAAAGCGAAACGAATTAGGGAATGAATTAAATGACTTGAGAATCAAGTCGAAAGACTTAACCGATAGAATAGAATCTATAAATAAAGAAAAACAAGATCTTTTAGAAAATGCAAAGTTCCCAATTAAAGGCTTAGGCTTTACGGAAGATGAAGTTATGTTCGGCGAAATTCCTTTTGAACAATGCTCTTCTGCACAACAAGTTAAGATATCGGTTGCAATGGGTTTGGCCATGAACCCTAAGCTTAAAATATTACTTGTTCGTGATGGTTCTTTACTGGACGAAAAGAATTTGAAGATGGTTGCTGAAATGGCACAGAAACACGATGGGCAAGTGTGGATTGAGAGGGTGTCTAAGGGCAAGGAATGTTCTATTATAATTTGCGATGGATCTATAAATGAAACCTAAAAATATTGTTTGTGTGGATCTTCGTAGTATTATATACGAAGATAGATATCATAATTATCAAGATAGCAATGCTACTTTTTCATTAATAAATGGGGCTAAGGAATTTGTTTTAGAATTATCAGAAGATTATAGCATAGAGTTTTACTGTGATAAAGCCTTATGGAAAGAACATAGTATTCCATATTTTTTAAGAAATATTTTTGGCAAAGAATTTAAATTTTTTATAAAAGACACAATATCTGGTGCAGATTTTTACATTGGTCATAATCATTTAGAATTGCCAATCAATTCAGAAAAGTCAGATTTTGATGAAATTTTAAGTAAAATTAAAATAAAAATGGAGAATTATTCGTGATTTATATTATTTTAGCAATTATTTGTGCAATTTTGTTGACATTTTATACAATATGGCAACGTTTTTACACAAAATATGATGTATATCTCTCAGGCCCAATGTCAATAACTGGGAGAAAAGACTTAAATTACCCAATATTTAATGAAATAGCTAAAAAATTAAGAGAAAATGGATTGACGGTTTTTAATCCCGCAGAGGTTACAAAAGCTGGAACGCCTCATTGGAAATGTATGATAACAGACATAAACGCTGTTGTCAATAGATGCAAGGAAGTATATTGTATAGAGGGATGGCGAAAGTCCCCTGGTGCAAATGCAGAAGTTTTTTCCGCCTTTATGTGTGGCAAACTAGTTTATGAAATAAATCCTTATTCTTGGAAGAACTGTAAGACAATTGATTTGATTCCTATTAATACTAAAAGTTGTAGATTACCATATGATTTGAATTTACCAAAAGAGATGCTTCATGAATTAGACTCGGAGAAATATTTTTATGACTAGAATAATTTCATTAGATATAGAAACAAGTGGTCTTGATCCTTTAAAACATGAAATCCTACAATTAGCTGCTGTCGATTTAGAATCTGGGATTCATTTCTATGAGAAAATAAACTATCATGAATTATTGGTTCAACCAGAGGCTCTTAAAATGAACAAGATAGATCTATCTAAAAAAGAAGGAAATAATCCTAGACAAACTGCTGTTAATTTTCAACAATGGTTAAGTTCAATATGCTGTGACCATGAATTTAGACAATTTAATAAACATTGTTTTACTTTTATGGGATTTAATATAGGATCTTTTGATGTCAGATTTTTGATTGAATTTCTAAAAAAGAATCGTGTAAGTGATTTGCTTACTTATGATGCTTTTAATTATAGTAGTATAGATTTAAATTCTATAACTTACTTTACCTCTAGTCTTGAGGGAAGACCATTTGACGCTGCAAAAGGAATAAACATGAATTTAGCAAAGGCCAAAATTCAAATTCATAAGCCAACAGTACACGTACTTGGTCAACACAACGCCTTATACGATGCTTGGCTTAATGTTTACTATTATGAAACTATTAGGAAACTTTTTCCAAAGAATTGTAAACAACAGATAGAGAGTCGCATTTAAAAATATCATCACCAATAACAATAAGCTTTCCCCATCTTTTTGTTACAGGAATTATTGAATGATAGCAAAAGTAGACTAATTCTGTGCAGCTAAATCTATTAGTGTCATTAAAATCAAAAACAAAGTCGTATTCTTTATTAACAATTTCTTGTGTCAGAGCTAGACATCTTTCTCTTAGGGATTCTGATGCTCTTAAAACACACAAATAGTCTGTTCTCATAAAAGTTATCAAATCTTCTACTACAACTCCATCGCTTATGGCATGTACTACATTATTGTTTTCTATATAAATACCGGCATGTGTCCAAAATCCTGGTATCATATACGAGTCAAGGTATCTATCAGTATTTCTTAGAAGTATATCCCCTGGTAATATAATAGATTTCACTTCTTCGTAATGTTTCCCGGTCAGTTTGAATTCTGGTACTTTTATAATAAACCAAAAAGGATATTTCCATCCATAGAAATGGATATCTCCTAGGAAAGTTACTATTTTAGATAATATCTTATATAGCATTTTTTTCATTTCTGTGCGCATAAAAAAACCCGCCCTAAGTTTGGCATAACTTACTCAATCAGAGGCCGAGCGGGTGTACCAGTTGATTATACACACAAACGTATATGTTATTTTTAATTACGGAAAAAGTCTTTTCTATCATAAGAGAAACAATTTTGGAATCTAATCCACCATTACCACATCCGGGTAAAGGCATTCTTATATCTTTGTCATCTAGATAGTTAAATATTATATAATTTGCTGTTTCTAATAGACAATGTTCTATCCAAGAATATTGAGAAGGATTTCTCCAATGGTCTTTTGTAGCCATATTTATAACTGTTTTATAGATATCTCTGTATACAAATATATTTCCAGGCTTTAATTGTTTATTTTTACATACAATTTTATACTCTTTGAATAGATTTGGCATTCTATTTTTGAATTCTAAAGCTATTCCCTTTCCCATAACGCCGACACAATTTACCGTGTTTACTAGTATATCAGCTTTTTTACTGAATAAATCTTCTTTTACATAATATATCATTTTATTCTATTCGTATTTACTAAATTCATTACCTTCTCTATACATATTCTATTATGCTTTATGTATAGTTCGGTCAGGTCATTATCAGTTAAATCTATTCCAGGGTTATATTCTTTTTCTATAAAGGAGCATTTAGGGATTATGTCTACTATTTTCTTTTTTATATTATCTATATGCCCAATTGTGTCTATAATACAGTGAATATTTTTAGGAACGAGATCTTTGTTTCCATCCTTGCTTATAGCCTTATTGTATACGGTCTGTGATGCCGCTCCTATCAGCAAACCATTCCATCTTTTCAATAGGAATAATATCTTATCTTTTTGTCCCATATATTAATCCAATATAAATTTATTCATCTTATCTAACACCTCATCTGCTAATCCACAATCTACAGCTTCTTCTGCTGAATATACTTTATCTAAGGTACATAGTTTTTCTACAGCCTTAATTGTTATCTTAGGTACTTTTTCCTTCATCTTCTCATAATAAATTCTGTACATTCTTTCTCTATTTTTTTCTGCTAATTTGGCATAATTTTCTACATTTTTACAATGACCATTTAATGATTCGGAACCATCATGTATCATGAAGAAAGAATTTTTTGCCAGAACCCTAAGATCAGCGGCTTGTAATATAATTGAACCCATACTAGAGCAGTATCCAATACCAATGATTGTGACATGACATCTACAAGCAGATACAGCATCATATATAGCGTACCCATGATATTCTTCTCCTCCTAGATTATTCATCATTATAGTTATTGGTTTATCTGATACGGTATTTAAATACGATAATCCTATAATGGCGTTTTCTGCCATTTTATAGTCTGTTCCAGATTCTTCTTCTTGTGAATTAGAAGAATTAGATCCTATGTATAAAAGTCTTTTTGAGGCAAAAAGCCCATAATCAAAATATTGATCTATGTCATCTCTAAATTTTTTAGACATAATTAATTCATATATAATATAGTTTTTAAAATATCTTCTTGTTGTGAAAAATCAGATACTATAAAATTGACACCATGATCTTGTAAAAACTTTTTGATATAATCTTTTATATTGTCACTTTCTTTTTTATCATGAAATCTTATACCATTTTCTGTGTATTCAATTGTATTTAAAAGAAATATCTGCTGATAACCAACAAGGTCTTCTAAACATCTTTTATACAGTTTTGTTAATAAGAAAAAATTTGATTTATCTTCTATCGGTTTTTCTTTGCAAGAATAAAGTGAATAAATGTATGATAAAAACGTTGGAGAATCTGATATCACAACATTGTGTTTTTTAGAGGCGTCTTCTTCTCTTTTTTGCTGTGAGTTCCATATTATAAATTGATCATGTATAGTTGGGTTTCTTTTGTACTTTTGTATAAAAGAAGTCGCGTACTCAGTAGTACAAAATGAATTTATTTTGAAATCTGCATTTAGTCTATTTGATATATATTTTGATACTTCAGTTTTTCCAGCGCTAGGTCCGCCACAAATGCCTATTTTTCTAAATGTATAGTCCCAGATAGATAATGGGCATTCTATAAATTTATGATCAGTTTTTAATATTTCTTGTAGAGTTGGTGGTGTATTTTCTTTTCTAGATTCTATTTCTAATATAGCTATTTTGAATGGATTCTTTAATATATCTAATGTTATAATATAATCATCATTAGAGAATAAATCGAATCTTTTCTTATCAATTTGTAATTTTGATTCATTTTTTAATATATTAGAAGCATTTCCACTTAACAAAGAACTTTCTTCTAATCTTTGTAGGTCGCATTTGTTCCCAGTTTTTCTCTGAAGAAAAAATAATCCGTTTTCATTTCTTATTCTTATATTTTTTTGTAAATAATAATCTGTTATACTATCATATTTGTCGGATATAATATTTTTGCCAAATTTATCTATTGCTATATCCACAGCGTCTTTTATTGAAAATATATACGCTCTTTCTTTTTCAATATTGTTGTGCATTTTTAGCATTCCATAAAATTAATGATAGGTCACATAGCTGGCATTTATGAACACCGCTTTCTCCTTTGCACAAGGGGCATAGCCATTTTATTTGATTGTTTATTATATATATGTTAAGTATTTTATTTACGCACCCCTTGCAAACAAAAAGATCTCCGAGTATTTTTTCTCCATTATTTTTACCGGATTTATCTTTAGAGCAAGTTATACATTTTATTTTTCTTATTTTGCGCATAATTGTTTCTTTATTTTATGTATAATTATCATATAGTGATTTAGTATCAATTCAAGATAAGCGTCTAATGGCCATTCTTGATCTAATATAGTCGGAAGGCTTTCTATCAATTCTTTTAATTCAGGAAGAATAGCTGCTAATCTCTTTTGGGTATTTTTTTGCTTTTTATACGACGAAAAATCGTACACTGTTATTCTTTCTTTATTTATTGGCTTGACTCTTTCTTTCGGATCTTCTACTTTCTTCTTAGAACTTACAATCCAATGTTTAATTTCTGATTCCCATTGATCCAACATAACTTCTATTGACTTATCTATCATTTAAGATTTCCTTAATTTTATTTAGATAATATTGAGAACAATCTATTCCTACAAAACTTCTATTTAATCTTTTACACACTATAGCAGTAGTACCAGATCCAACAAAGCCATCTAGTATTAAATCTCCTGGTTTACTATGTCCCAGTATTATTCTTTCTATCAATTTCTCTGGATGTTGTGTTGGATGAAATTTTCTTTTTTCCTTAAAGGTTCCACAAACTCTACTGAAATCCCAAACGTTATTGGGGAGTTTGCCTCCGTTTTTGGCTCTCTTGTCTTTATATTTTACCTCTCTATCTGATTTAATTTTAATATTTTCTGCATAGATGGTCGGTTCATTGAGCCAATAAATAGGTCTTACACACGGAGAATATCTTGTTTTATTATTTTGGCCGAAGGAATAATACCAGTAAATTCTTTGAATTAATTTTATGCTTCCAAAATCTATCAATTTTTCTATTGTGGCTATATATTTTTCAGCTATACTTAAAAATACTGGACCTTTAGTTATTTCGCAAGCCTTTTGGGTCCATGTTTGTAATAAGTCAAGATAATCAGATTCTTTTAAATTATCATTGTAATTTTCGTATTTCATTTTTTGGTTATCTGGGGGATCTAGGAAAGCTAGGTTGAATTTATAATTATCCAAATTTATATTCTCAAACTGCCCATGTATTAGATTAATCAATTTTTATTCTCCTAACAGGTTTTTCTGGTATGTCTATCTCTTTTCCTGCGATTTTAATTCTTTCTTCCATAGTTTTTAATGGATCTTTTGACTTAGTATCTTTCATATTCATGAAGACTTTAAAATTGGATAAAAAATATTCTATCTCTTGTGGATCTCCTGTTTTTAAAAAATTTTCAATATTTGTTTTATCTCTTTCTGCCGTTTTTATATTATTATAATGCATTATTTCAATCTTTTTGTTATTTTTGATAAGAAATAAAGTGTATCTTTTAATGTACGGCAGTGTATTAGTTACAATTTCCATTTTCATATAAAATTATACCATATTTTTAAATTTATTTCCATTTTGTGTAAAATATTTATGTTATAGGTCGTATAATAAAGTATAACATTAATTAAGGAGTTGTCATGAAAAAAAATAAAGTTGAATTAAAAGTAGTCGGAACAAAGATGGTAGAGGAAAAAGTTAAGGACGATTTGGAAAAGGCCGAAGCAGAATTTTGTGTAGCTAAACTATTTGAAGAGGAAGAAGATGGAATCACAGAAATTGGATCAGAAAACGATAGAGACAATAAACAAGATAGCTAATACGAGGAAAAATAGAGATAGCTTTGCGTATTTTGTCTCTGACGATATATATCAAGAAATATGGGCTATGTGTCTCGATGCTATAAAAAGATATAAAAAGGAATTTGGCGATTTAGAAAATTTTCTAAACGTACATATAAGCAATAGAATAAAGAATTTAAAAAGAGATAAATATTTTAACAAAGACTCTGCAAAAAATAAAGATAGAATAAACATAATAAATGCAATTCCTATTGGTGACAAAGAAATAGAAGATGATGATTTTATAAAAAATAAAGTAGACATAGAAAATAATATAGAAGATAAAGACACGTATTTTTTCATATCATCTAATATATCAGATAATTTAAGACCATATTTTCATAAACTTATACATGGCGAAAAAATAAAAGAATCTGTATTACAAAAATTAAAAAAAGAAATATTTGAAATATTGAATAGGAAATAAAGTGTCCGCAAAATTAAACAATCATCCAAAAGCTAAAACAAAATTGATTTATTTAACCTCTCAGGGATGTACGGATAAAAAAATACAAGAGGAGTTAAACAAAGAGTTTGGCATTCTATGGAATATAGAAACAATAAGAAGAAATAGAAATAAGCTAACAAAAAAAGAATCAGCTAGTCCAGAAGTAAAAGTAGATGCCCCAAAGCCATTTCTATCATCCCCTTCTTCTCTAATAGATGAAAAAGAGAAGGCCGAATGGTTTAGGGAACAGTTCAAAAATAATCTCTTATTCAAAACATTAAAAGATCAATTCACAGAAGAAGAAATCAATATATATCTTTCTGAATATGGCGATCTTTGTTGTCAATTTGAAGATATAGTTACTAGTGAATTTTTCCAAATAGACGATTTCTTAAAACACAGAATACTAATCAATAGACAATTAAAATCTATGAAAGATTTACAGAATGAAGTTGATGATATTTCTAAATGGCTAAGCGAACATCCAATTAAAGATGACGATTCAAAGGATGATAAAACCATTAGAATAGAATACTACAGAAAGCTTGACCAAAAAAGATCGGACTTGAACAAGACTAATGATAGATATGACAAATTAGTTGGCGAAAGAAAGAAAATATATGAAAATCTAGCTGCTACTAGAAAAGACAGAGTAGATGAGTTAAAAGGCGGTAGAGAAACTTTCATAAATTTAGTAGCCCTGCTTCAAAACTCTAGAACGGAGAGAGAAAAACAAGCTAGATACGCAGAACTAAGCAAAATAGCTTCTGATGACGTTATGAACGAGTTTAGAAAAAATCAAAAACTTCCAGGCGAAGATGGCTTTGAACCGTTGATTTTAGACGCAGAGTCATTTCCAGAAGAAATGGATGATGAAAATGAGTAGATTAGTATTGCCATCATATACAGTAATTAGAGATACTAGAGAGCAGGATGGATATGGATGGATATTTGATAAAGCTGATTTAAGAAAAAAACCGCCAAGATGTGATGGCACAATTATAAAAACGATGGATACTGGCGATTATACTTTAGAGGGGTACGATGATATTCTATGCATAGAAAGAAAAACAGACTTTAGTGAATTATGGGTAAATTACTCTGCAAGAAAGACTTTCGAAAAAGAAATGGAAAGAATGAGGAGATTTAAATACAAATATATTATTGTTGAATCACCGATTTGTACTGATCATTTTAGTCTGTCTATTCCGCAATTTAAAAACAATGTCCCTGGAAAAGCTCTCGTCTCTTGGGTTGTAGCTATATCGTTATTTTATGGCGTGCATATTATATATGCTGGTCAGTGCGGTATGAAATATGCACAAACCATATTTCAGAATGTGATAAGAATAGAAAAAGATAGATGGAAAGCACAGGATGAAGAGTAAATGAATATTTCTCAACAAATAAATAATCTTTTGCAAACTGACGAGGGTGATTTTTCTTATCTTTTCCCATACAGGGATTCTCTTCCTAAAATAGATAAGCATATTTTTTCTGATCTTAAAGAATCAAATAGCAATTTTGATGAATACATAGTGGACAAGATGTTGAATGTAGATTATATTTCATGGACCTGTAAGACCATATTAAATATAGATCTATTTCCAATTCAGGCAGCTATCCTAAGAGTTCTCTGGAAAACTGCATTTCCCGTGCTTGTTGCCAGTCGTGGAGGATCAAAGAGCTTTACATTAGCAGTATACTCTGTAATTAAAGCTTTGTTAGATCCTGGATCAAAAATAGTAATAGTTGGCGCTGGCCTTAGACAATCAAAATTAGTTTTTAATTACATTCAAAATATATGGAACGACGCCCCAATACTAAGAAGTATAATTGGTAGTGGTAAAAATATAGGCCCAAAACAAGGGTTGGATAGTTGTTATTTTAGAATAGGTAATTCTACTATCACGAGTCTTCCGTTGGGTGATGGGAGTAGAATAAGAGGTCTTCGTGCGACATGTGTTATTGCAGACGAATTTGGATCAATTCCTCAACATATATTTGATGTTGTGGTGAGGGGTTTCGCTGCTACAACTAAAAGCCCAGTTGAAGAAGCAAGAAAATTAGCTATAGAGAAAAAATTAAGAAAAATGGGTATTCCAAGTTCTCATATACAAAGTATAAATAATCAAATACTTAAAGGCAATCAAATTATATGTGCCGGGACTGCTGATTATCATTTTAATCATTTTGCCACTAAGTTCAATACATGGAAAGACATTATTAAAAGCAGAGGAGAACCGGGCAAGGTTGCGGAAATTTTTGGAGGCCCATTAAACGTACCAGATAAATTCAATTACAAAGACTATGCAATTATTCGTCTCCCATCAGACTATCTTCCAGATGGATTACTAGATAAAAGACAATTAGCTAATGCAAAAGCTACGTTACCTAGTAATATATATTTAATGGAATATCAGGCTATATTTGTTAGGGACTCAAATGGTTTCTTTTCCAGAAGTATGATAGAATCTTGTACTTCAAAGCCACATTCTCCTGTTGTCACGCCATACGGAGAAATAGAATTTAACCCTATGATGAATGGAGTTAAAGGTAGGAAATACGGCATAGGAATTGATCCTGGCGCTGAAAGAGATAATATTGGGATAGTAATATTGGAGTTTTGGAAAAATCACTATAGAATAGTTTATTGTTGGAGTTGCAATAAGACTGTATTTAATAAAAATAAAAAGGCTGGATTGATAGATGCCTGTGACTACTATGCGTATTGCTGTTCTCATATAAGAAAATTATGCAAATTATTCTCTCCTGTAAGAATAGAAATGGATAGTCAGGGATGTGGGTATCCATTGGCAGAAATGTTAAGAGACAAAAAAACTATAAATAAAGATTTGGGAGAATTTCCTATATATGAGATTATAAAAGAAGATGAAATGAACACTACAGACGAAGAAACAGATGGTCCACATATATTGAATCTTGTTAAGCCAACAAATGAATTTAATTCTAGCTGCAATATTTGTCTTCATAAAAGTTTAGAAACCAAAAAGATATTGTTTCCATCTTTCGATACTGTCGTTATGCAAGCTGCATTAATGATAGAAAAGGCTAAAAGTATATATATAGATACCTTTGAGGAATGCGTTCATAATATAGAAGAGCTTAAAAATGAATTATGCACAATACAACAGATGGAAACCGCTACTGGAAAAGATAAGTTTGATATTCCAACTATGGCAAAAGCTACCGGAGCCACGGAGGGCAAATCGGTAAAAGGAAGACTAAGAAAAGATAGATATACTAGTCTTCTGTATATTCATAAATATATTCATGACTTAGATAATTCCAATACAGTCTTGGTAGATTATACCGATGTTCCAGGAAATTTTAGGAGAATAGAAAATAAAAAGGATACAAGCCTATATGTTGGTCCCGGAATGGCACACATGGCAAATAGCGATGATTGGATTGCTGGAAAATCATCGTTCGTAGCAATTAAAAGAGGAGAGATTATTTAATGTGTATAATCAATGTGATTACAATTGAAATGCATTAATAAAGGATTTTATGGAAAATAAAAAGCCATTATATAAAAAATCTACTGGAGCTAAAAATGTCTATGACGTTCCAGAAGATTGTGTTGTTAAAAGGTCGGCTAAAGCCTCTAGTACGTCTCAAACCGTTAGGCCAGGACTAAATAGGTTCGATATAGATTTTCATCGACCAGAAGACACTATTCCTACTGATCATCATGAAATAATAAGGGCTTGCCAAGGCATATATAAAAAAAATGGATTAATTAGAAATATAATTGATTTAATGACAGATTTTGCCGCTAGTGGTCTAGATTTGAGACACCCAAATAAAAAGCAAGAACTCTTTTATAAAAAATGGGCAAAAAAAGTGAATCTGGAAAGCCGCGCCCATGATTTTATGAAACTGATATTAAGAGACGCCAATGTAATAGTTCGTAGGAAAACAGCAATCATAACAAAGCCAGTTATAAAAGAGATGACAAGCGCTTATGATTTTATTCCAGACTATTTAATAGAAGATAAATTTAGAGAAAATCCAGAGAAATTAACAGTAAAAAAGAAGAATATTAAAAAGGGAGAAATTCCCTGGAGATACACTTTTATATCTCCCGTTGTTGTAGATAAAATAGGGGGTGCTGTTGGAAAGTTCGTTGGTGGCAATAGGCTAGGCATTAGACTTAATCAAGATTTGATGTCTTCCATTAAAAATCCTAAAACCGATGCTGAAAGACAATTAATACAACAACTGCCAAAAGAAATAATAGAAGCTGCAAAAAATGGCAATAAATTAATAGCATTGGATGAAGAAAGAATTTATATTGATTATTACAAAAAGGATGATTGGGAAGATTGGGGAACGCCTTTTCTTTATGGCGTTATAGAAGATGTTCTTTTAAAAGATAAGATGAAGCAAGCTGATATGGCTGCTCTTGATGGTGTTATTAACACCGTAAGATTGTGGAAGCTAGGTAATTCTGAGCAAAAAATATTACCTACTCAGGCTGCTATAAATAAATTAAAAGATATATTGTCAAATAATGTTGGCGGTGGCGCGCTAGATATTATATGGAACGACTTAATAGATTTCAAATTTGAATATCCTCCAACAGATAAAATTCTTGGTCCTCAAAAGTATCAATCTGTAGATAAAGACATTATAAGTGGGCTTGGAATTCCTTCCTCTCTTGTTGGCGGAAATGAAACTAGCACAAGAAATGCTCAATCCGCATTTGTTCAGTTAAAAACATTAGTTGAAAGATTAGAATATGTAAGATCTAAATGTATAAACTGGATAAATAATGAATTACATTTGGTTGCTGATGCTATGGGGTTTAAAACTATACCAAGCATTAGTTTTGCAACAATGTCACTAAGGGACGAGGCGGCTGAAAAACAGTTAATAGTGCAACTCTTAGACAGGGGAATCATTTCAATAGAAACAGTACATAAGGTTTTTGGACAAGACTTTATTGTTGAGCTAGAGAATCTGAAATTGGAGCAAGATATAAGAGACTCTAACCAACCAGTATTTGAGAAGGCTAATCCATTTTATAGACCGATAAGTGTAATGGAAGAACAATTGAAGGGTCAATTGGCATTAGAAGCAGCTAAACAATCTGGTGGTGGAGATAACAATTTTGGCGATCAACCGAGACAAACATCTATTAATGGCCCAGGAAGACCGCCAAATACTAAGGATACATCCCCCAGGAAGCAGAGGACCAATAAGAGCTTGTCTATGTATAATGTAATTGGCGAAAATACATTGAAATCAATAGATATTATAGTAGACGATATGTTTCTTGCTAAAAATGGAACAAAGAATATAAGGTCATTAACTCAAAAACAAAAATCTGAATTAAATAATATAAAACTATTAATATTTTCTAATATAGATTCTAATTGTGATATTAATAATATTAATATAGGTAATTTATTAAAAAATATAGATATGAAAAAGTTTAATAAATTCAATAAAAATTTAAATTTGTTAATAAGAGAATACAAAAATAGAATTAATAGGGGTATATCTTGTTTGGAACAAAGAATGTTGACAGTATCGTGTTGGGCTGAGTTATTAGAAAATTAGAGTAACTTTATGGAGAAAAAATAATGTCTATGATAAATATTTCCTTGGACACAGAAAAAAGAGCATGTTCTTTAGTTATAGATAATCAAGTGGTTCCATTTGATTCTTTGTATTTTTCTAAATATTATGATTCATATGAAGAAAAGGATAGGCTAAATTTTTCCTATGTTTCTACGGTCAAGAGCGATTTGACCGGACTAGAAGAAATGAAACAATATACGTTGCCACAACACATGGATCATATGGAAAGCTCTATTAATAAAAACGGATTGCTTGAGTCAGTTTGTGTAGATAAAGATCTTGTGGTTAAAGAATTAGCTAAATTTTTGACAGAAAGAACTGATTAATTATTGAAAGTTATTTGTTATGTTTAATACTAGTGTATAAAATTTGAGGCTATATGAAGATTTTTAATAAAGAAAAAAAAGACGGGTTGTCCGACGCTATGATTAGCGCTCCTGCTATTGTCACATCTGAAGCCAAAATAGCTAAGTCTGCTAATGATTTAGATAAATTAATTGCTTCTATCAATTCTGTTGAAGATCTAGTAGGAATAGACCAACCAGACCTTGCCGTTATTGTATCGGTACTAGTTAGTGCTGGATGGAATTTAAACGATGATGTATTTTCTAAAGAAGAACTATGGAGATCAAAAGACACTCCGAGACATAAACCTATAAATAGCGACCATAATTCTGATACTATACTGGGACACATGATACATAGTAAGGCAATTGATAAAAATGGCGAAGATATATTATTGAATGAAAATGATGCCATTCCAGATGAATTTGATATAGAGGTTGCTGGAGTTTTATATAAACAATTACTAGGAGAAAAAGTAAATAAAGTATTAGAAGATATAAATAATGGAAATATGTTTGTTTCTATGGAGTGTTGGTTCGATGATTTTGCGTATGCATTTAAAAATCCAAAAAATGGAGATACGAAAATCCTTGATAGAGACGAAAAAACATCTTTCCTTACTAAATATTTGAGATCTTATGGTGGAAAAGGGGAGTATCAGGGGTATAAGATAGGTAGAGTTTTGAAAAATATAGTTTTTGGTGGCCAGGGACTAGTTAAAAATCCCGCTAATCCTAGATCTATAATCAAGTTGGCCGCGAATATGAGCGAAGATAATACAAATAATACAGGGGGTAATGAAATGGACAATGATATTAAGAAACAATTAGAAGAGGCTATATCCAATATAGCTTCAAAAGACGAAACGATAAAGAAATTGACGGATCAAATTGCTTCAGTTTCAAATGATTTTGCTTCAAAAGAAAAATCAATTAACGAAAAAATAGAATCTTTACAAAAAGATCTAGATTCTACTAAAGAAGCCTTAGTCTTGTCAGAAAAACAGAGAAATGAGACTGTAGCTAATTTAGACAAAGTGACAAAAGAATTAGACAATATAAAACAATTAGAAAAGGCTCAAAAGAGATTTGAGGAACTATCTAAGGTTAAAAATATAGCAAGTAATGAAAAAGATGATATAGTAAAAGAGTTATGCGCAATGAGCGACGAAGTTTTTGCTTCTGTTCTTAAATATGCTAATATGAATGCTATACAGGCGAAAGCCTCTGATGAATCAAAGGATAGTTTGTCTGATTCTCTAGAAACAGCAACAGAAAATAGTGACGATAAAGGAGATTTTAATGTTGCTGGCGATAATGAACAAGAAAAAGAAGAAGATATTGCCTTGGGACTAGCTCGTCTTCTTTTTAACGTTGATGATAGTGATAATGAAAATAAAGACAGTAAAAATGGAGAATAAATATGGCTCTTAAACCAGATCGTGATTATGCAGAAGTGACAGATATTTCAAATTTTTGGTCAGAGGTAACTGCACAAAATACCAAGGAAAAGGGTGGAGTAGCTTGTGTTGAGACAGCCGGTTCTGGCGTAGCTCTTGACGACCTTACAAACGTAGTACAGTACCATGCCACCGGCTCTGGTGCTGTTCCAAAGGGCATATTACTACAGAATGTTAACCCAGCATTAAGCGCTACAAGAGATTATAAGAATTTCCACAATATGGAGGTTCGCCCAGGAGAAAAGGTTACTTTACTACGAAAAGGATGGTTAGTAACAGATATGATAATTGGCACCCCTGTAGTTGGTGGTGGCGTTTATGTTGGAGCAAGTGGCTTTCTCGCTGTAGCATCAGGCACAGATTCCGCTCGCATTGGTCGATGGGAAACTACGCTTGACGCAGATGGTTTTGCAAAAGTATACATTGATATTTAATATAAAGGGGTAAAGTATGAATAGAAAGAATAAAATCAAACAACCAACTCCAGAAATGGTGGAGTTACTAAAAAGAACCGGAAGTACAAACGATAAAGAAGCCGCATTAGCATCAAGCAATTTAGCTACTGCCTTAACTGTCCCGCTCCGTCAGGGATTATTAAATGGGGATATTGTTAATGGTATATTTAGCGTAGAAGTTATAGATCCAGGTGCTACAGCGGAATATCCATTAGATTTTTATCAGCAACATAATGACGGAGAATATATTGCTTATACAATCCCAAGCGAAGGCGCTATTCCGACCAGATCCGTCACTGGCGATATCGTAACTGTACAGACATATGATGTTGGCAATTCTATTGATTGGCCAATCAAATATAGTCGTCAGGCACGATGGAATATAGTATCTAGAGCGCTTGAAGTTCTAGAGGCCGGTTTTGTTCGAAAGATGAACACAGATGGTTGGCGAACCATTATTTCTGCTGGTGCTGGTAGAACAGATTATCTTGGTGGCGCGCCTATG